CGCTGACGCCTCGTGGCGGTGGCCGCCAAGGTATCGAGCCGCCGCATCGTGACCTTGGAGTCCGCTAACACACTATCCAATTCCGGGGCCCGGACCATGAGGCTCAAGGCTTGGCCGAGCTGCGAGTTCTCCTTGGCGTTCGAGCCTGCGACATACCCCGCCAGCCACAGCATCCAGGCGGCGAAAATGGATAGGATGAGGGCCACGGCAGGCAGGGGGTGAGGCGGGGGCGCCTGGACGGGCTCGGGTTGCCAATCCGGGGTGGGGAAGCGAAGCGCGGGTCTCAGGTGGACCTTTTCAGCATCGCGAGCAGTTCGGCGGCGATCACGGTGCCCAAGGTCGCGACTGGTGCGGCCCCGAAGCCCGACACATCAACATGGCTGGAGGCATGGGCCGCGACCCACGGGGCGAGCAAAGCCCCCCCCAGCGTGATGGCGGGCTGAATCTTCCGAAAGAACGGGCTCTTGGCGAGCGAGTAGTCCGTTTTCTTGAACCCCGCGAGCAGGGCCGAAGTCCCAATGGCTCCCGCAGCGGCAAAGAGCGACCCCCAGGCATTGGCGGTGTCGTTGGCGACCTGCAACAGAATCGTCAGCAGATGCATACAGCCTCCCTTGGGTTGGCTCAACATGGGTTAGTCAGCGCGAATCAGCAAGCGGCTCCCACCCTCCACCGGCAAGAGTGCGAGGTGGATGTGCTGGTCTTGCTTGGAGTTAACGAGTTCCAGTTCCACCCCCCGTGCCCCGGCGATCTGGTAGACGGCTTTGACAAACCGCCACAAGGCGGCGGGGTTGGTGATCCACTTCAGGTCAAACGCCCGGCCTTGCAAGTGCCAGGAAGTCGGGCTAGAGCCCGAGGCAGCGGCGTTCTCCTCCGGGGAGCGGGCGTCCGAAGTCACAACCAAGGGTTGCCCATAGGCGGCCCGGGCATCATCGAGGAAATGCGCCGCCTCCGCCTCGATCAGTTCCGGGTGGCGAAACTCCTCCAATCGAAAGAACCGCAGGTTAGCCGTGAGGGGCATTTAAGGCCTCACGATCAGTAAGTACCCCCACGCCACCAAGGCCCCCGTCGAATCATAGAACGACGCCACCCGGTCCCCCGCCGGAAACCGCCCGTGGATCGGGTAGCGCCGGGGCCCAAAGTCGTAGGGCAAACTCGCTTCGGCAATCGCCAAGGTATCCAGGAACATCGGGGGGCGCTGGATGAGCATCGGCCCGATGCGCTCGGCGGTGGTCGCTTCTGCGACATTGGACAAGGGCCCGAAGTTCGCCGTCGTCGGGAGGCTCCCCGTGTAGGCCACGAGCTGGAAGTCATATGCCCGCTTAGCGACCAAACCTGAGAGCACACACGAGCGGGTCTTGCCCCCGCCCGCCGTGGAGCCATAGACCGGCGCGCCGCACCCTCCGGTGAGGACATCGCTCGCGGTGCCCCAGGTGAAGGATTCAAACGGCCCGAAGCGAATCACGTACCGGGCGATCCCACTCGTGCCGGAGGGGACTTCGGTCCAGGTTAAGACCGCCGAGGTATCAGTCACGGCGGAGACGCGGAGGTCCGTGACGCCACCGGGGAGTGCTGACGGGGGCGGGTTAGGTGCCGAGGACACCATGCCGCCGTTACCCGTGAAGGCAAGCACGCCCGCCAGCACGAGCCACCTCATACTTTCTCCCTGACAATAGATTCCAGCTTCTCAATGAGTTGCTCGGGGTCAAAGGGCTTGTAGAGATCGGGCTTTTGGCTCTGATCCCCCGAGATGACGATAAACGGCACCCCCGGATAGAGGTCCCGCAGGTGTCGCCCGTCCCCGTTCGGGAGCCGGATATCCGCCACGATCACATCGAGCGGCCCGGTCACTTGGCGCGCCTGTTCGAGTGAGTTGGCGGTAAAGACCTGCCACCCCTTCTTCGACAAGACCCGCTTCGCGAGCACCGTGATGATGGGTTCATCATCGACGATCAGGATGTTCATACGCGATCTTCTTCCCGCTTCAGTTGCATTTCATACCGCTGCAAGAAATACGCTGTGAGGCGATTCTCGATGGTTTTCTCGATCTTCGTCTCCAAGTCGCGACGGAGTTGGTCAAAGTGATGCAGATTCTCCACATCCATGTGATGCTTCAGTTCCCGAGTCTGGGTCTCCAGGGAGTCCTTGAGCGTCTCGGTCTGAATGAGATTCTCCGCCGCCAGAGCTTTGCCATTCTGCCCGTTCTGCTTCGGCAAAAGCAGACGCCGGAAGACCCAGACGAACCCGAAGAACATGACGGCGGGGGCCCCGACCAGCTTGATGAGGTCCACGAGCCAAGAGGCTTGCGGCACTTAGACCCGGACCCGGTGCGGAGCAGCGGCCCAACAGAACACCCCGAGTCCCAAAGCGCGCATCCCTTGGTAGACGCCCCACGTCGCGAAGGTGGGCAACGTGGCAAACACCACCCACGCGATCCACCCCATCCCAAAGGTCCAGACGGTCGCCCCTCGAATCTCCCGGTAGGGCCAGGCCATGACGAGGATGCCCGTCCAGCACACGGTATGGATGAGCAGCTCAGGACGCCACGTTCCCGCGAGCGCTAAGGCGAGGCCGGTCGTGATGGCGACGGCCACGAGAAAGCGCCACAGCAGCGCGGCGGGAATGAGTACCATCCCGAGGACGAGGGTTTGCGCGATGGGATAGACCGCACTCACGAGCCACGGCGAAATCCAATGCGCCGCCGTATCCGCGAGCCACGACACCCCGAGCGTGATGGCGAGCGCCCACCAGAGCGGCGAGCGGCGTTGGCCGTGCACCGCAAGGACCCCGAGCCAGAGCAGTGGCACGAGGCCCATCTGGTGCGCGACTTCCGCAGCGAAGCGCACCTCTTACGGACAATCCGTAAAGGGGGGACAGGGATGGGCTTCATTCAGCGGCCCCATCCCGACTTCGAGCTTCCCGGCTGGGGAACGGTCCACCACTTCGACCGTCGCGTGCTCATTCCACGGGCCTCGAAACACGAGCACCGCCTCGTCGCTGGCGCCGTTGAGGTGCGCTTTCAAGACCCGCACCGTCGTCGCGGGGAACATGATGGAGCGTGCGTGTTCGTCGGGCACTTTATCCTCCTCGAACGGGGGAAACCTACTGACGGCCCGCCGCGACACCGGCTGCCGTAGGGGCGAGTACGCCACCAATGTCGGTGAGACTCCGGCCCCGCGACTGCAAGGCCCGGAGGAGATGCAACGTCTCATCAATCGAGCGCCCTTGCGTAAAGAGGAGCGGCCCGAGTTCGTTCGCGGCGCGTTGACGGCCCGCTGTCTTGAAGCTGCCCCACAAGGCTTGCCGGAACGCGAGCGGAGAGATCGGGGCGGCTAAGAGTTCCAGCTCCCCAGCGCCTTCGGCGCCACGGCGTGCCGTTTGCGAGCCCCCAAAGACGCTTTCGGTTTCCTCGAACGCCCGCTCGGTCTGCACCCGGTCCATCCACTTATTGAACGTCGCCTCGTCCTGAAAGATGACGTGCAGTTTTTCCCGCAGGTTCGGGGACGCACGGAGGAACTGCCGCGATTGATCCCGACTGGTCGAGGTCGCGTTCATCTGCTCGCGCAAGGCATTGGCGAGACCGTAGCGGAAGTCCTCCAACTCTTTCGGAGACAAGCCCCGCTGCATCGCCCGCAGGTCCTCCAAGTCCGTCTTGCCCACGACCGTGGCGGCGTTGTCCATCGCCTCCATCCGGCGAAGCACCGACCCCACGCGCGATTGCAAGTCCGCGAACCCAGGAACGTTCTCGCGGAGCACCGCGTCGAATTGCTTGGCAGCGGCGCGATAGGCCGTCCCCGCATCCCCCTGCCGGGAAGCGAAGGCTTCATCGGCCATCGCGGACAAGCGCTTCCGTACCGCGTTCAAGGTGCGGAACGATGGCTGCGCCAAGTCATCCCCGGAGAGCATCCCGAGTTCCTGTGCCCGCCGCATCGCGGTTTGCACGATGGGGCTTTTCAGCATCTCACCCACGCGGGGGTCGGTGATGGTCCCCACGGCTTGGTTCAAGGCGTCATAGCCGCGTTGGGGATCGTTCTCCACCATCCGGCGGAGGCGATCCAACGCCTCGCGCCGCTGCCCCGCTTTGGGGAGCGAGCCGTAGAGTTCGCGGAGATCATCGAGGAACCGCTGTCCTTGTGCGGCAGAGCGTTCGGCCATCTGCGGCAGGTACTTCGCCCGGACGCCTGCGCTTTGTGTGGCGGCGAAATCCGCCAGCTCGCGAAGGTCAGGCGAGAGATCGGCGGCGGTTGTAATCGGCCCCCGGCCTCCGGCGACGGCTTGCGCCTCAGCGGCCCGCAAGGCATCTTCGCCGCCTCCCGAGGTGATGGCTTGCGATAACCGCCGGGGTGCCGATCCCACCAAGAGGCGCCTGGCCGCTTCGCTGCCTGCCCCACCCGCTCCTCCCACGGCGCCTCCGACGAGCGTGGACAGCCCAATCTCCGGCAGATGCTCCGTCACAGGGCCTTCGGTGTACCCGATGCCGGATAGGAGTCCCACGCCAGACCCGACGGCAGCCCCTCGGAGGGCGGCTTGGGGCAAGGAGAGCGCGCGCCCTGCCGTGCCAGCCACCCCAAGCCCGGGCACTAAGAGTCCCCCCGTGATTTCCGAGGCGCCACTCACAAAAGGACGCGCGGCCCGGAAGGTGGCGTAGTCGCGGCGTACGGCATCGCGGGATTCGGTGTAGCCGGGCACATCCTGCTGGGCAACGGGCAAGCCGATGGCTCGCGCTCCTTGCCGAATGGGACGAGCAATCGCGTTCTTGAGGCCCGTCAGTTCATCAAGGAATCCGAAACTGGCCCCCATCGTGGCGGCCCGTGAGACGTTCTCAACGTTGACGTTCGTCATCCGCTCGAATTGGTCGAGCGAAATCCCCTTATCCCGCTGCAAGGCTTCCGCGATCTCCGCCCGCGAGTATCCAGCGGCCTTCGCGGCCTTCACCTTCTCCAAGAGGTCGCGGACTTCATTGCGCTCGACAGGTCGGGGCGTGACCCGAGTCACGTCCGAGGCCGCTGCGGGAATCGGCAGGATGGGTGGGGTCATTAGAACGACAACTTGGGCCGCGCCAGAGTTGGCGGCGTCACCGGCGGCGGCCCACTCGCATCAGGATTCGGCTCATCCCCGATCCCCGCGAAGTAGTCGTAGGTCACGTCCTCCGGGTCAATCTTGTAGGTCGTCGCCCGGCGTCCGTACTCGTCAATGACGCGCTGGAGTGAGGAGCGCACGCCTTTCGCCCGCGCGCGAGCCTGCCCCAAGAAATCAGCCCGCTGGCCCGTGGTGAGTCGTTCGCCCGAGATGATCTTGTTGTATTGCGCTCGGATGCGTTCGGGCACGCTGCCGGTGTTCGCGGCGGTCGCAAACTCGCCCTCGCGCACGACGGAACCCGGATCGAGCATCTTCATATACGCGAAGATGAGCGACAAGTCGCCCGCCGGAGAAGGGTCGCGAGTGGCTGAGAGAACGGCGTTGTAGTTCAAGGCGATTTCTTGCTCCTTCTTTGTCTGCTGCAAGAACCGCCCGTACATTTGGTTCGCCCGGGTGAACTGCCGCTGATCTTCAACGCCACCGCCTGACGGCTTCAATTGCGCCAAAACGTTCGAGAGTTTTCCCACAAGATTCGCGGAGCCAGGCGTCAAGGCCAGTTCTCCCACGACCTTCGCCAGACGGTTGTACGTCCCCTCTGGGGTTTCGCCGTCCACCGGTGGATACTTTTGCGCGATCCGGTTGAGGGCGCTTTGCGCCTCACGCTCTTGAGTGAACTCCTCTTGCGCTTTCCGCATCCGCATGGCCGTCTGGATCATGTCGGGGATGTTCACCTGCGACAACGCACTCCCGATGTTCGCTAAGGTTCCGCGCTGATTCGGGGACCGACCTCCGGCTTGCAGGAGATTCGTCCCCAAAGCCAAGAGTCCTTGCCGCTGGATGGCCCGAGGGTCGAGCAAGCCCCCGTAATCCGAGACAGGAAACAAGCGGCCTAAGAGGCCGTGCTGCGCCGAGGAACCCAAAGCCGCGTTTCGCAACCGGTCCAAGTCCCCGTTCGGATCAAGCACATGCGGGTCGATGTAAGCCACTAGCCGAAGTCCGGATAGCTCGGGGGATTCCCGAGAATCTGCTGTCCTGCGCCAGCCGTCGCCGCACGCGCCAGCGGTCCCCCGGGCACGAAGAACGAGCCAATCGTCAATCCCGCCCCGAGCAAGGAACTGAACGGATCACTCTGGGTCTCTTGCGTTTGGGTTGTCCCGTAGGGCCCGATCCCCTGCTGTAAGAGCCCGAGCTGGCGCGACGCAAAGAGCTGCGGGTACTCCTGCATGTAGCGGGCGAGTTCTGCTGAGCCGCCGAGTCCCGCGAGGCCGAATTGCGCTGCTTGCGCGGCCCTATTCTGTGAGTCGTTGAACGCTTGGTACTGCTGCGCCGCTTGGGCGTTGCCGAGTTCGCCCAACGCGACCCCTTCGGCTACGCCCTGACGACTGCCACCATAGGCTCCCGCCTGCGTCGCTTGCTGTCCAATCGTCCCCAACGCCTGTTCCCGCATCTGCTGCCAGATGGGGTTCAAGCCTTGGAGGTAGGCGTTCATAAACGGATTCGCCCCGCCCGATAAGGCCGTGAGACCCATCTGTCCCACATCGCTGTAGCCCTGATAGCCTTTCAAGGCTTGCAGGAGCGCGGGGTCGATGGTGGCTGGCGGCAAGTGCTGGTCGGGCTGGACGGGCTGCCCCGGCGCGTTTTGCGCGGCGCGGTTTTGCATCTGCCAGAGGTTGAACCCTGCCCGCCCGCCGCCCATCGAAAACGGGGTACGGACCGGCGGCGCAGTAGGAGCGGGTTGTCCGCCACCGATGCCCGCATAGCCCAAGGCCGCCTGCCGAAGTTGATTCACATATGCTTGCGTGGCCGGATCGACGTTCTGGCTCACCGTGACATTGCCGCCTTTAGAACTCACAGTGCCACCTCCATCATCGTCGCCGCTGGGCGAAAGCCGAAATCCCGCACGAAGGTGCGTTCCCAGCCGAACCGTCCCACGAACGCCGCGTGGGTACAGCCTTGTTCGCGACCCCATTGAAGCACGGCAGGGACCATTGCTTGGAGGCCCGCCATGTCACCGCCCGCCAGAAAGAACAAGAGCGTTTTGCGGAGCGGGGTTTTCAGGAGTTCCGTCACCATTCCACACTCCGCATCGCCCCAGAACTGAAAGCGCCCTTCGGCAACCCCTTGCTCGATATCGGCCAAAGTGTGCGTGCCCGCATATCCGAGCGCCCGCGCAATCGCTGAGAGTCGTGGGGTATCCCGAAGGGCTAAGGCGTGGGGAGCGATCACGGAAGCGTTCCACCCGCCGATGGAATCCATGTACTGGCGTTGGCGTTCCGCGCAAAGTCGCACCACGTCCCCACCGCCAACACGGTGCTCGGCGTGCTATCCACCGTCAATGTGCTGGCCCCCGTCGCGGCTTTGGTCCGCAAGACGCGGATGACTTTGCCGTCACGGTTGCCAGTAACGGCAGGCAACGTAACGGTGCGCGGGGCTGTTAGTGGGGTGTTGAACCACATGATCGTCGGCCCCTGGTCGAGCGTCTGCTGGGCGGGGCTTGTATCCCCAAAATCTGTGCTCACCCGGAAGGTCTGAATCTCCTCGGGATTCTTTGTGGCCGAGAATCGCAGATGGTCAAGAAAAGCCCAATTGACGGCCAGCGGGTGATGCAACACGGTCGCGGCGCCCGCCGAAACCGTGTTGTCGGTGAACGTCCCCGCCGTCTGAAAGTTGCCGACAAACGCCCCGCTGAAGGACGAGTGAATCACAACATCCCCCGCACACCGGCAACCCACCACTGTCCCCCCACCAGAGAGGGGATGCGAGGCATCCGAGTTGCCGAGGAGACTCGCGGAGATGTAATACTCGGCGCTCGTGGAACTGGTATGGAGGCGCTTGATGCCGCACGTCGCCATGTAGATATCTTGCATCCCGCTGATATCCACCGTCCCGAGCGGGAACAGGCAATTCGTGAACCGGCGATGCCGCGCATTGCCGAAGGTGTCGTCGGCGGACGGCGCGAAAAAGGCATACTCGCCCGTGCCTTGCTGGGCGACGCTCGGATAGGATTCGCAATCCAAGAAGGACAGCGCATAGGCCGCATCCTGACCAATCAGGAAGTGCGACTCAATCGCGAGGAATCGCACCCGGAAGAACGAGTGATAGTCATTTCCGGCACCAGCCGCCTGTCCGGTATAGACAAACCCCGTGCCCGTGCGCCCCGCGTCGTGCTGCCCGTCGAAGGTCAGATGTTCCCAGCGCAGGAAATTGCCGAAGTTCACGGGGAACGTGAACCACGACCCATTGAAACTCTTTTTGAGAATCGTGGCCTGCATCCCTGATCCCATTACCCGACATGGCGACAGGGAGGTGACGGTCGCGAAGGGATTCGAGGCCATGTTGACGGTGCCCGGCGGGAGGCAGAGCGTCCCGCCTCCCATCGTGTTGATGGCCTGAAATGCCGCAATCAGCGCGGGGGTGTCGTCCGTCGTCCCATCCGCCACGATGCCGAGTGCCTTCCCGTTGACAACAGGGCCGGGGAACCCGAGGAAGGTCGTGGCGTCAGGATCGTATCCAGAATCCGTGAGCACTTCCCGGAGCGCGACGTTCAACGTATCGGACAGAGTAGGATGCCCCCGTCCGACCATTCTGTCGGTGTAGGCGATCCAAGGAAGATCAGCCATTAGCTGTTGACCCCCATCAAGTCATCGAGCATCAGCTTTTCACCTTGAGCACAAGATCGTCAATTAACGCCTTCACGGCCTGCGCGACCTGCGTCAACGTCGGCGGCCCGTCGGCGTTCTGCGTTCCCCGTCCAGCAGTGCCGGTCCATTGCACCCAGCCACCCGGGGCGGTTTCGAGCCGCGTCAACACATCCTCAAGCTGCGCCCGCATCCGCGCTTGATCGGCGGGGTCGTACTGCGGAGGCGCGGTCGGAAGTTTCACCTAGCGCCTCCCTCCTGGAATGATGCCGAGCTTGAAGCGGCCAATGCGGAATGGCACCCCCGCAACCGGACCAGCCAGTGCGGAGCCATCGGCGGCAAAGGCGCCATCCGCAAAGATGCCAACGTCCACTCGCTCCGCGAGCTTCAACCGCACCTGCCGCGCGTTCAAGCGCACGTCCGTTTCTTGCGCGAGTTGATAGGGCCCGAAGGTTTCCTCGGTCCCCATCGGTTGGAAACTCGCAAAGAACGTCGCCTCCACTTGCCCGAGCGTCCGGAGGTCGGGAATGAGTTTCTGAATCCGCACGACCTGTTCGCCATCGCCCAACTCCAACGGCCCCGATTCGACGAAAGGAATCTCCCCGCCTCGGTCGTCCCCGGTTTCATGGGTGTAGAGTCGTCCGTTCGCATCCCAAAGTTGGGGATCGGCAAAGACGCCCGCCGAGACACCAGCAGCCCGCCCGAGGGTCCCTGTCATCCAGAAATCGCCCCGGTAGTTATAGGCGACGTAGCGGTCGTTCTCCGTGCCGCTTTGCGTGGCACTCGGGTAGAACCACCAGACTTCATGGAACGCACTGTTGGCAAAGGCCACGACTTTGGCCCGCTGTGTGCGGTTGAAGTTTCCGAACACGTAGTCGGAGACCGCACACGGCAACGGCCTCACCGCTCCATCATACACAAAGAAGTTGCCATCTCCCATCCAGAACGCCGCTTGATCGACCACGGCAATGCCATTCGGGGCGAGGAGGCCGCAATTGTCGCCGCGCTGGACGAAGGCGTAGATGAGTTGGCCCCCGATATACGTAGCCGCCCACAAGTCGGCATCCGTCCAGAGCAGTGTTTCCCGAGCGGTGGCCCGACCGGCGACAAGCCGCCCGTTCGTGGAGAGCGGGAAATCCCCAGCACTATTCGTGGCGGTCGGGGTCCAGGTCGTCAGCGTTTCTTGGCTTGCCCATTGGACGAGTCTCGGGTCACCCCCCGCCCCGAGCGCCATCAGGAATCGCTCAGGTGTCACGACCACTGCGCGACAGTTGACGGGGGCGTTGGTAATGACCACGGCTTGGGCCGTGGGCGTCGAGCTGTAGAGCTTCCCATCCGCGGTGAGACACGCCACCAAGACTTCCCCGAAGTTGTCGAGCGACCACGTATCGGCATCCACGAAAAACCCACCCGACGCGAACCCGCCCCACGGCACATCGCCCCAGCCGCCTTCGCCCCACCCTCCGGACCCGGAAAAGAGTTGCCCGTCGGCAGCGCCATTCGTGAGCCCCGCTGGGGTGATGTCAGTGAGCACGCCATTCGAGTAGGCGTAGAGCCTTGAAGGCGTGCCAGTCGTGCCAACCGCGAGCCAGATGGTCGCGTCATTTTTGCGCCACGCCAGTGAGGCCCGAGGCTTGCCGGTAACTTGGACTTCGCTGCCGCTCGCGGTATGGACGAGCTGCCACCCGCCGACGGGTTGTAAGGCGCCGTCCTTCCAGCGCACGAGCGTCCCATCGACCCAGCGCTGGCGATTTTCGTATAGGGTCCCATTTCGAGCGAACCCCATCGGGAGCGCGACTGGCAGCATGGTTTCCACTAGGCGACGAATCCCATCAGTGCAAACACCCAATAGAGCAACGCGAGCCAATCGCCAGCCCGAATCGCCGCGAGAAGTCCGATGACAATCGCGTCCATTAGGCGATGCGCGTCCCTTCGAAGAAGGTGTAGGCGGCGACCGTACTGCCTCGGAGTGCGAGGTTCCCGCCGCTCGTTTGCCGACAGAGGAGTTCAAAGTAATCCGAGGCGAGCGGCGCATTGACCAAGAACGAAATCTCTTGGTCGTGATCGGTGGCGCTCGTCGGGGCCATCGCCGCTTCCGCGACGATGGTCGTCCCGTTCTTGCGAATCCAGAGGCGCCGCGTCCCCGTCGCATTGGCTTCCCATCGGACTTGTCCATGCAAGAGCCACACGCCCGCATCGCCACCAGCGGGGATCGTAAAGCGGTCGGTGGCGGGATCGGTGCAGCCCCCAACATCAAACTGCTCAGTCTGCAAATCCACAACGGTATCCGTGGCGGTCGTGATGGATTGGTCGGTCGTATCCCGGAACAGGCGGGCGCGCGGGAAGGTGCCCTCGCCATACCACGTCGTGCCGCCATCGCGGGTCACGAGTTCCACGATACTGACGCCAGAGGCGCGGAAGATCGGGGCCGCGCCTTTCAGCCATGTCACGGACGCCGGGAACGTGATGGCGAAAGCTCCCGCATTGGTCAGGACGAGCCAGAGGCGAACGACGGGCACCACGGCCCCGTTCGGGAACGTCGCGGGGACGTTCGAGAACGCGATGGTCGAAATCTGCGAGTTGGTGCCCGTGAACACACGAGCCGACGCGAGATTGACGGTCGTCGTCGCGCCCCAGGCCAATGCAGACTGGCCGATGCGCGGGGCGAACAACTCCCCGTCCACATCCGTCATGTTTTGGTTTCTGATTCCCCCCCAGCCCGTATCACTGACAGCGGGGAGATCGAACCCGTAGTTTGGCGTGAAAGTCGTCGCCATTAGCCGAACACCCGTTCAAAGCGCATGGGTCGGTTCCCGCTCTGGAGTTTCCGTTCCGTATGCATCGTCAGTCCTTGCAGGGCTTCATCACACCGGCTCTGCCAGATCGGAATCCGTTCGTCGTGCTGCAAGAACGGCGCGCTTTCAAGGAGCGCGCCGTAGAGATAGGCATCTGGCGCCACCGCCAAAAGCCGGTTCGTCGTCGCGGAATCCGACAGCGCCGGGAGATAGCCAATCACGTCCAGGGCAATCGCACTGAGCGGCGCACTCACTGAGACGGGCGGGTAGAAGCGGAGCGTGGTGGTGTTCGCCACTTCGTCGCGGTCCACGAACACCGCTTGCACGGGTTGGCGGACCGTCGCGTCACAGGCCATCCGCGCGTGATAGTCCTCGAAGCCAATCAGGTCAAGCGGACCGTTGCGGACTCCCCCGGCCCCGTCGTTATAGGCCACCCCGAGGACGATATCCACGGTCGCAGCGACCACGTAATTGGTCGTTAGGTTCGTGGCGCTGATTGTGGTATGGAGCCACTCGCGCAATTCGCGCCTGGCGCGGCCCTCGAACAACGCGATGAAGTCCGGGATGTCGGCAGTCAAATCTGACCGGACGAGCCACCGCGTCATCGTGGCCTTCAGTTCGGCATACGTCGAGAGCGCCATCTAGGGCTTCACCAGTTCCAAGACGCGCTCCGGGTTCGGCGCCGGGGCACTATGACCATTCCCATTTGCGCTGTGATACTGCATCGCGTTCGCCATCGTGAACTCCATTGTCCCGATGTGCGAGATGCGCTGCGAGAGGTCGTGATCCACATAGACCGTCTCGCCATTCCGACGCGCTGTTTCGCAGAAAAACACGTCCTCGCCGACGAACTCCTCAATGGCTTTCGCCCAGCCCATGCAGAACCACGGTCTCGGGAGCTTCCGAAACACGGCGGTCTCCACGAGCACACAGCCAAAGCCCAACGCCTGCACGGATTCCAGCCCCGTATCCTCGGGGCGCGTAAAGAGCCGCGCGTTCGACTTCTCCAAATTGGGGAAGGCGATGGGCGAGAACGGAGGCCGACGCTCCACGTAATTCGCCCCGACGATTCGCTGCTGCCGGGCGAGGAGTTGGAGCAACGTATCCGCCGGGAACCGCATATCCGTATCGAGCCACAGGGTGTGCGTGTAGTCTGGGGCCGAGGTCAGAACTTCCAAGACCAAGGCTTCCCGCTGCTTCGGCACGAGGGAGCCGGAAATCATCAGATGCAGGAGGTCAATCTCCGGCTGCGTGCGGATCGTGTGCCCGAGCATCCGCGCGAAGTCGTGCGCCCAGAGCGCGGCGACGTGATCGCCGGTCGGGCAACAGATCGCCACCTTCGGCGTCAGGGCTTCGCTCATATTTTCACCGGCTTCACGAGCCATGCCTTGTTGTCGGACAAGTTCAAGAACTTCTTGATATCCGAATCATCGCCCGTCTGAATGTACTGGTAGTACAGGTTCAACGGGATGCGTCCGACATGGTGCCACATCCCCGGCCCGAAGCGTTTCTCCGCGTCGTTGAACTGCCGCTTGTTCGCCTCCACGATCCCGCCCACGTCCTGGACGGTCTCGATGGTGAACGTGCCGTTGTCGTGATAGTGGAAGTAGCGAGAAATCCCCAGAACGGGATTCGTATCGAGGAGCCGTCGGGTCGCCATAGAAGCCCGAGCGGGGGAGGGTTGGCCTCCCCCGGCAAGGTCAAACCGAGCCCGTGACCGTGGTGGTCGCGGTCGTGTCCGATTCCTTCGCCCAAATCATGCGGTCGCCCGCGACCGAGCGGAACATGTAGCCCACGCGGTCGGTCGTGGTGTTCGGCTTCCCGATGACCACCCCGGCGGTCGTGGTGCCGCCGAGCGAAAAGGTCACGAGCCAGCCAATCGTGTTCAAGGCCATACGATCCTCCAGAGAAAGGATGCGGCGGAATGTTCCCCAGCGGGAATCCACCCCGCCGCCGCTTTTGTCCCGACGGACGTTCCGTCAGGTATCCACCCCTACGATCAGGTCAGGTCGTAGGCCGCTCCGCTGCCCGCTTCGTTCTTGACCGTGTTCGCAAACTCCCCGATGATGACTCCCCGATCCGCATCCCCCGTGTCAGCCAAGGGCTTGAAGAAGTACGGACGGTACCAGCTGATTTCGTGCAGCTCGGGGTCGATCAGGAAGGCATCCCGGTTCCGCTGGAACAGGTTCACCGTCGCCGCGAGGGTGCCGAAATCCGACACGTACACGTCAGCCGCCCCGATGATCTTCGTCTGCTCGACCGCCGACTGATAGAACGTCTTGGTCGCGACGCCCGTGAAGGTCGAGAATACCTGCTTGTTGCCCGGCCCGAGCATCAAGAGCCGAGGCTTGCCGCCCTGCTGGACCGCCGAGAGCATCACGGCCTTGATCATCGCTTCCGTGAACGCGGCCTGGGTGCCGTCCGTCCGCGCCACGATAGGCACGTTCGAGTACACGGGGTCCGCCCCACCGGCGCCTTCGGCGGTGTTGGTCTTGAGCCACGCCCCGAGCCCAGCCGTCTGCCGGGCCAAGGTGCCGGTGCCGTCGCCCGGAATCGCGGCGCCGTTCTTCAGGCAGATCGCTTCCACATCGCGCTTCAGCTCCGCGCCCTTCTTCGCCTTCTGGTAGGCCATCTCGGAGGCTCGTCCGTACTTGTCCTGCACTTCGAGCGAGCCCGAGACGATCACGTCCTTCTGGACGATCTGGGTGTAGTTCCCCACCCGAAGGACGGGGACGGCGGCGGTGTGCGCCACGACGAAGCCTTCGACCTGCGCGTTCGTGGTATCGGCGGCGGCGAGAGAATCCTGCAAGACCTCGTGGAAGGTGTTTCGGGCTTTGCCCGACCCGACGTTCGAGGTGTAGGGCGTGTCCTCAGGCGAGATGCGGGAGATGATGTCTGAGACATCCTCTTTCCCACCCTTCGCCTGGTAGGTCTGGTAGGTATTGGTTTCTGGGGCGGCCATAAGGCCCTCATCGCTCCGTGGCGTGAGGGCCTGCTGTTAGACGCCCTTACGCCTTCTTGAGTTCGCGTGCCAAAAAGAGTGCAGCCGCATCGTCTTTGCGGCCCGATTTCGTGAGTTTTTCCAGCGCCAGCTTTTCCGCCTTGCCGGGCTCCGGGGTTTTCTGGCCCCCCGGCGTCGCCGTTTTGAGTGCGGTGACCTTTTTCTGCGTCTCGGGGACCTTGGCTTTCAAGGCCCGATACGCATGGGCATCCCGCAGGAGCAAGACGATCCGGTGGTCGTACATGCCCGCCGCGATGTCCGCCGCCGTAAAGCCGTACTGCTCGGCAGCACTGTAGAGGTCCCGGTTCGCCTGCTCGGCCTTCTTCGGGTCTTTCCATTCCGGGATCGCCTGAAACAACTTCTCGCGTTCTTCGGTAATCCGTTTCTGGAAGTCCTTGGCACGAGCCTCGGCCTCTTGGGCTTCGACCGCTTCGCGTTCGGCGCGGAGTGCTTGCATCCGGTCGCGCTGGCGCTGGCGGTCCGCGATGACGGCGGCGTACTCGCTGGGGTTTGTTTTGCGGAGGTCGTCCAGCGTGGCCGCATCGGGCTCGGCGGGCGACAAGTCGGTCAGGAGTTTTTCGGCCAACTTGAGGCGTTCGGCGTACTGCTGCGCTTTGGTGCGGGCATCCGCTTCGAGGGCTTGGGCCTCGGCCTGTTTGGCTTCGGCGGCCTTGCGGAGTTCCGCGACCGCTTGCGTTTTCTTCGTGTAGTCAGCGAGGAGGTCGCGCTTCATCTGGTCCACGGGGCGCTGGTCGCCGGAAGATTCCTCCTCCGTTACAGCTTCCGTATCGGCAGATGGTTCGACGGTCTCCATCTCCGGCTCGGCGGCTGATTCCAGCGCTGGTTCCTCCGTGGAGGTGGACACAGCGGCGTCCTCAGTCGTCTCTGGTCTCTGCGTCTCCTCGGACTCGGGGGGAGGAAGGAGCGACAGAAACTCTTTCGCCGCATGATCCACGGTGAACTTGGGGTTCTGGCCGTCTGCGGCGGTGCGTTCTCCTGCCATAGTATGTAACTCCGGTCAAATTGTCAAATGAACTTCTGGCGCTGCTCCACGATTTGCTCCACCACCCCCCGGTCGGCGAGGGCGTGGAGGCCATTCTCAAACCGCGCGACAGCGGCTTGGTCGTGCCACGCGGCTTCCCGCATCTCAAGGGTCAAAGCTTGTTCCCACTTGTGCACCGCCTCCGCGCGCATCATGGCGAGGACTTCCTGCGCGGCTTCGTCGCGTAAGAGCCGCTGGGCGGTTTCAGCCATCGCTTGGATTTCGCTCATCAATCCTCCAGGACCGCCGCGAGGACGGCTTCGAGTTCGTCTACCCGGTCTAAGGCCAATTCCAGCCGTGTGCGCGTCGTGACCTTCACGAACATCCCCGGCAACGCGGCACGCGGGAGGGCGAGGTGCGCCGCGACGGGCTCGGGCGTCGTGACTTCGAGCGCCAAGACAGGCACGGGGAGCGGGAGACTGAGGCCCACCCGGACCGCTGGGACCCGCCTCGTCCGTTTCTCTGGGCGTTTCTCGGGTTCCCGCTTCTGGCGTTCGTGGGGCACATCGAGGATGTACTTCCGCTTCCCGCCCCCGAATCCCACGACTTCCGTGCTGGTAACATTCCCCGTCCCTGCAATCTGTGGCGCGATGATCGCGAGGGCGCCCAGCCCATCAAACGTGCTCGCCGTGACGGTCCCCGCCCCATCGACCGCAGGTTGGGAGACGGCCAACGCCCCCGCGCCAACCAGGGTGATGGTGCCGACCCCCGCCAGGGCAGGTTGACTGACGGCCAGCGCTCCCGAGCCCGTGAGGGTGAGGGTACCCGTCCCGGCAATCGTCGGTTGTGTGACGGCGAGGTCCCCCGACCCCGTGAAGGTCGTTGTGGCGAGGACCTGCGCGGCTGCCCCGTTATACCAGAAGGCGCCGGGGCCCGTCATTTACGAAATCTGACGAATACTAGCGTCGAAGGCGCGATCCGTCCCGGCGATTTTTTTGATGGTCATATCCCACCCGTTCATCAAGATCAGCATCGGCGTGCAGAAAATCTCCGACTGCACCCCTTTCAATGTGGCGAGAAACACTTGTTTCGAGGTGCCCCCACTTTCGACCTTCTCGTAGATGCGGATGGCATATTCCTCGGTTTTCGTCATGTTCGTCTGGTCGTCAATCCATAGCTGGAACACGCCATCCGTCGTCTGCGGTTGCGCCACGTCATAGGTCGCGTTCCGGGGGATCGAGAGTTCCGTCGTTCCCGAGGGGGTGACGTTATTCAGCGTGAAGGCTTCGGTAATCGCCATCACGGGCTCCGGGTGAGAATGAACGAACCGCTGGCGGTCCAGCGATGGCCATTCAGGCACGCCACGTTTCCTGATATTTCCATGTGAATGTGTCCTCCCACGTCACCATTCCGTGGTCCTTCTTTTGGGTCTAAGGTCGCCACCGAGAGTCCCAAGTCGCAGACCGGGCACGTCAAGACCACGGCGCTCACAGGAGCGACTGATCCGTATGGAGGACTTGATCGACGGTGATGTTCGCTTGACTCGCCGCGTCGATGACCGCGTCCCGAATCCGGGACCGCCAATTGGGGAGCGCGGGATTGAAGGTCGGCGAGGACGCTTCAAACCCAATGAAGATGTGCCCGGCGTCGCCGGTCGTGACGGCCGCGATGCCGGTGATTTTGTAGAGATTGTCCTCGATATCGAGGGCATAACATTCTGTGACCATCGCCTTTGCCATTGTTCCCTCCTTAACTCACGCAGTGAAGGACAGTGTTGTAGTTCCCAGCATCGTTGACGCCGGAGTTCGAGACGCGGGCGACTAAGCGGCTGCCGCTCTTGATGTCGAAAAAGGCGGGCATGGGGTTCTCGGGTCCCCGCATCATCTCGTTATCGGTCACCGCGAACCAATAGGACTGGATCATTTCCGTTTCCGTGGCGGTGCCGAGACCGATGTCATAGGCATACATCAAGCGCGTCAGCGTCGTGTCGGTGCCGCACTGGAAACTCGGCACGACGCAAAAGTGATCCTCGCTCGTTGAGGCGGTGATCTGGGTCCAGGCCCCTTCGGCTGCCGAGGCGCCAGGGACGATGGTGGTCCCGAACGGCACAGTGCCCATGCCGTAGGTCGTGACTTTCCGGCCCACGCGGAACGGCGGCATCGCATCGCCGCCATAGAGAAAGACCGAGACCCGCATGGCGGTCGAAATCCGTTGCCCGGCGACTTGGCAGGCGATTCGGGTCCCGGCGGGGATATAGAGCGGGAAGTTCCAGACCTTGGGACCGACGCCCGTCGCGGAATCGGTCGGGCTGCAATACCCCATCAAGAGGTTTGGAATCAAGACTTCTTCGGTGGCAGCGCCAGTGAGGATATCCAAGGCGCCCTGTGAGTCCGTCGCCGCGAGTCCGTAGCCGGTCGCGAGAATCGTGATCCAATACGTATCGAAGGCTGTCGAGGCGATGAGTTGGGCGGGGGTCCCTTTGGTCGCCGCCGCGCCGCCGGTCGTCACGGACGTGCCGTAGGGATTCGCCCCCACGGCGCCCGTGTTGTGATCGAGCTTTAAGATTCCTTTCTGCGGAGTCCATAACAAGGTCAGGCCGCGAACGTTATGGTGAGCGACGAAATCGACACCACCGCCGCCGCGACGAACGAGACGGAATTGAAGTTCACGTTGGCGCCCGAGGTGCCGACGGAGAAATCGACAATCCGCGTTCCGCCCGATGTGACGAGCGTCCCCCACGTCGCGGTTCCGGTGGCATCTGCCGAGGCGTCGTTGCTGATCGCGTTGGCGGTGATGACCCCGCCGCTTGCCGCACCGAACGGCGTCGCGGACATCGCCAGTTCTGCGAGCTTCACTTGAGCGCCTAGGGCGGTCGAGACATCGGTCGGCTGGGTGCCGTCATAAATGCGGAGTAAAGCCACCGCGCCTAAGGCGGTGGTGATGGCATCCAGGAATCCATGCCGTTCAGTCTGCCGGTAATGTGGGTTCAGCGCGATGGGACTACCCCTCCCTCGGATTCAGGGCCACCTTCAGACTCCTTCGGTTGGGGCGGTGGGGTCATCGTCCCGGCCCCGTCAATTTTGACTTTGATCGTGATCTCGCCGTCCACGGGTGGCCTCCTAGCCGAGCCGCAGCGTGACGCTGATTTGCGCGCCAGGTTCCAGTTCCACCCGGTCGCAGACTTCGGGAGCCGGAATGGCTCCGACCGAAATCCCACTCGCGTTCGTCACCACCACCGACACGGCGCGGCCCTTGGACGCGGCGGTGCCGACGACGGTTTCCGTCTTACCGGACAAGGGAATCGTCGCCAGGGGACCCCCAGCACCCTTGATCTGGACTTCGCCGCCGACGAGTTCCGCCGCGATCGTGTCGCGGACGCGCTGGGTGATGTAGTCCGTCCACCGCCACGCCATCTAGCGCCCCGCGTCCCGGATGACGCGGCCCGACTTCGACAGATGCGTCTCCATCAAATGCTTTTTCTTCTTCGGGGGCGTGGCCTCCACGTACTCCCGGCCCACCGTAGCGGGAATCCCGAGGGTTGAGCGGCCTTCCGCTGCCGCTGCCATCGCGCGCAACTGCTTAGCGCTTTTCGCGGGCATTTATTCCCCCTCTTTCGCTTTGGCGATGGTGACGCGCTTACCAATCTTCGCGGCTTCGAGTTTCGTCTCCGCGTCGAGCTTCGCGCGGTCCCGGTCCACGCTGGCCTGAATCTCGGCGGTCGAGACTTCCGCCGAATACTTGAGTTCGAGTTCCTTCGCGCGGAGTGCGATGTCGGCGTCGAGCTTGTCGCGCTCCAGATCGTCCTTGCGGGTCATCTCCTCACGCCGGAGGGCCAAGTCCGCGCCTTCGGCCATCGCCTGCCGCTCCATCTCCAAGTGCTTCTGCATCAGCTCGACCTTATCGCCCTCGACCTGCGCCTGCTTCTGCGCGACTTCGGCCTGCGCTTTCGCGATTTCCGCTTGCGCGATCATCACCGCCGGATCAGGCGCGGGAGGTTGCGGCGGCGGTTGCCAATCGACGGGCACGTCGCCCATGAACT